GATTTTCTTTCTCCACTTTTCATCTCAGATTCTTACATTGGAAGAAGAAGTCATAAGTTGAATCTCAAATTCTCGGAGTCGAAGCTTTTTTATTGTCTGGATCATAAACATCATGACGCATCGATTAGGCCTTCTTTGATTCGAAGGGCTTTCTCTGTGTTATATTACGCGTTTGAAGATTCTCAGAACCCCAGATTGAGAGAGTTCATCGAGCAAGCACATGCCTGGTTCATTTCTAAGATTATTATTACTCCAGGAGGTTGGGTTCTTAATGTTAATAGTGGAGTTCCGACTGGGTCAATTTGGACATCACTCATCAATTCAATCATTACGTACATTGCATTGATGGCTGTATTCAACGATGTTTCTCTGGCGTCAGGTTATGATAATTTTAAGGTTACTGATGTCATGACGATCGTTACTTCAGGTGATGATTCGATTATTGGGTTGCGCTCTCCTAAGTTCTTCAATCCTACTTTGCTTCAGATTAGTGAGTCTTACAAGAAGCTGGTTGGCATTGAAATCGACATGGATCCCGCCTGCGTTGTCGATTCGTGGTATTCTGATTTCAGCGGTTCAGGTCGTATCATTAAGAAAGGTGTCTTTTTTCTTGGTAAATACTTTGATGCTCTTACGCATATGCCTCGCGTTGAAATTATTAAGCAGAAAGCTAAGATGATCAATCATACTAAGTTTAAGAGATCCCCGATGCGTCAGATTGAACAAGTCCTCTCCGTCGCCCTCGATAATCCCTTTTGTCAAGAAACCTGCGAATTTTCACATCGCCTGATAAATAGAATTCTGGATTTTAATCACATCATCAGAGATATGTATCACGGATACTATGATACTAACAGAGCTCACATGCAGGCTCTCTTTTTCGGGGAAGGAAGATATCTTTCTGTCTTCAAGAAAATCAAATATTACGGTGGATCTGGTCTAGTTTCTGTGGACAATAAACGCCCCACCTCTTTATGGGCCCAATTTAATTACCCGGTTTTTGAAAAGAGGTCAGTTCGACGCCGCTCGTTAACACAGCAGGATTTGGATCTTGAAGTCGCCATCGAATTAGCTTCGACAGCGGATCCTGCGCTCGTTTCTCGACTTTCAGAGCTTCAAGTCCCGCGCCCTAAGAGACGAAAGTTAGAGCATATTATCAATGAGCCCGAACCTGAAAATCCACTTATGGATCTCGAAGAATTTAGAGCTGGTCAGCACTCTATTTCTCATGTTTTAGATTTCCGAAAAAGAACTCGCTCAATGCTGCCCTCCGGAGAAGAAGTAGAACTTGATGCTAAGCGCCAACGCCTGGGACTACTTCCACCTCCCCCCCCTTCTAATAATTTTCCTCCTTGAACATTTCTTTTTTGAATTTCCTTTTTAA